CGACTACGAGATTGTTTGTCTCGCTAGACGGGGTTTGGTCCATCCTTACGATCCAGCGCTGGTCAATCCGGCCAGCCTGGACGTGAGGCTTGGCGAGAACCTCCTCATCGAGGACAAGCAGGTTTCCGAGCTACAACCCTTCTCGATCGCCGGGTTCACGCAGGAAGCGCCGTTCATGCTCCAGCCACGCGAGTTCGTACTGGCGGAAACGCTGGAGCGATTCGCTCTCCCAAGCAGCACGGCGGGACAGCTGGCGCTTAAGTCGAGTCGTGCCCGTGAAGGGATCGAACACCTCATGGCCGGGTACATCGACCCGGGCTTTGAGGGCCGCCTGACGCTCGAACTCGTGAATGCTCGTGTACTTCACCCTGTGCCGATTTGGCCGGGGATGCGGATTGGGCAGATTGTGTTCCACAAGATGGCCTTCCCGAATAAGGACTATTCACAGACCGGGCGCTACCAGGGCGATCAACAAGTTCAGGCTTCTAAAGGATGAACGAATTTCGACTGACCACCGTGGATTCCGTGAATCACCCCGCCCACTACACAGCTGGGAAGACGGAGGTGATTGATGTGCTCGAAGACTGGGTGAAGGCCGCGCCCGATCCAGTGCTTGGGGGCCTTCAATGGCAGGTTATCAAGTACCTCAGTCGTATGTGGTTAAAAAATGACCCGTACGAAGATGCCCGAAAGGCGCAGTGGTACTTGAACCGCCTCATCAACCGCATGGCTACGGAGGCTTATATCGAAAAATAAATGGATCTTGATTTAGATCAGCTCTTCTCCTACGTACACGAGGCCAAACCAACTAAAGCAGCTAATAAAGGCAGCTTTAAGCGTGGGCACGTTCCGGTTACTTCGGTACTAACACCGAGAGATGTAGTCGCTATTCGCCAAGAGGCGGCTAATGGCACTGCGTCAACAGAACTTGCTAAAAGGTACGGCATCTCATTTACCCACGTGCGAGACATCATCACACGCCAAAGATGGCGACAAGCTGAAACTCTTCTAGCCCAACAAGATGAACTGTCCTCACTGCGGTGCCAACAGTAAACAGACTCGTGTTGTGCTGACGCGCAACAACACAGACAAACAAAAGCTGCGGAAACGTAAGTGTCTCGCCTGTGAAGAGTTCTTCTTTTCGCTGGAGTCAATCGTTCCAAAATTTGCAGTTCAGCACGCCCCACACTGGGGGCTTCGATTAACAAAAAATGCATCTGACGTTCACTTCTCATGACTCAAATCTCACTGAACATCAATGAGCGACTTTGCTACAGCTGCGGGAAGAACACTCGCAACCCGATCTATTGCTGCAAGTGCTACAACAAAACTCCAGCTGGGCGGGTGGAGATGAAGCGCGAGGTGATGATGCGTAAATACGCCAGGCTGGATGGTGGCGCCAGCTGCCGGAACTGCGTGCACTGGGAAAACAAGTGCCTGCTTGGGATCCCGGAGGCTGGTTCCGTTTATGCCGAGGACTGCCCAGCTCGGGAGTCTATTAGTGTGCTAGAGTAGACCGCAAGTTAGCCCTACCAGGCGTGCGCATTCTCCAAGGCATCGAGCATCTCCACACGCTCGACAACGCAGATCTTGTTGCGTTTGACGTTGAGACCACAGGGCTCCAGCCCGTCATCGGGGGATTGCGGTTGCTGCAGCTAGCCACGCCTGGTCAGGATCCGGTTGTTATTGACATGTGGGCACTGGAGCCCGAAGACGAGATCGAACTGGACGACTTTTTTCAGGTTGAGCGCACGTGGATTGCGCACAATGCTGTGTTTGACCTCGGCTGGTTGCAGGAGCATGAGGTATATCCACAGGGCACAGTGTTGTGCACCATGCTGGCCAGTCGGATCCTGACCAACGGTATGCCGAATATAAAACACGGCCTAAAACCTGTTGTGCACCGTTACCTCAAGGAAGACATTTCTAAAGAGGAACAAGCTAGTGATTGGTCCCAGCAGCTGACAGATAGCCAGCTTGAATATGCGGCTAAAGATGTGCTGGTGCTGCTTGAGTTGTATGAGCAGGTTCAGCAGCGGATGGCGACTGGGCGGTTGTACCGGGCGTGGAGTCTTGAGTGTTCCGCGTTGCCGGCGATGGCACAGCTTTGGCGAACCGGGCTTCCGTTTGATGAGAAATCACTGCGCCAGCTGATCGAAGACTTGGACATTCAGCACAACGAAATCGGCACAAAGTTCATTGAGGATTTCGATGTTGCTCTGCCGGAGAGTGAGAAGCTTTTCCGTGCTGAAGATGGGACGATTAAGTACCAGACAAAACCGGGACCAAAAGGAAGAAAAGCTGACCCGGAGGTGTTCAACCTTAATAGTCCTGTCCAACTCCTGAAGAAATTCACTGCATTGCTGGGGGAAGCCCCGGTCAACATGCAGTCCGGCAAGAAAAGTGCCAGCAAATCAGCGTTACAGGAGTATGTCGCTGATCACGTGATTATTGCGGACTACCTGCGGTGGAAGCGGGTGGAGAAGCGGCGGCAAATGGCTGAGACGCTGCTTAGCAATCTCGACAAAGACGGCTTTATCCGTGCCAGCTACCTGCAGATGGGGGCTGACACCGGCAGGATGAGTTGCATGAGTCCCAACCTGCAGCAGATACCGAGGGACAAGCGGTTTCGGGCGTGCGTTCAGGCTCCAGCCGGGTGGAAGTTGGTGGTAGCTGACTACGGGCAGATGGAGCTGCGACTGGCTGCTGCAGAAGCAAAGGATCCTTTAATGACAGAAGTGTTCCAGCAGGGAAAGGACCTTCATACGATTACTGCTACGCAGATCTATGGGGTCGCAGAGGATGAGGTCACGAAGGAGCAGAGGCAGGTCAGTAAGTCGGCGAATTTTGGACTCTTGTACGGAAGTGGAGCGAAAGGACTCAGGAATTACGCGGCGCAGACGGGTATCAAGATGGATCTTGATGAGGCGGCTGAGGTCCGGCGGAAGTTCCACGCTGCTTATCAAGGCATCTCCAAATGGCAGCACGACAATGCTCGCGCTGCTGATGCGGCTAAGGGGAATCCATCTATCCGCATACGCATCTCGGAATTGCGGCGGTTTTTACCGGGCGAGAACAACAAGCTCACCACGCGCTGCAACACCCCCATCCAAGGTGCGGGTGCAGCAGTTCTCAAGCTCACTCTCAGCAAGCTGTGGCCGCTACTTAACGCCGACGGGGAAGATACGGTGCGCTTGGCCGGCGTGGTGCATGACGAGATCATCCTGCTCGTAAAAGAACAGCACGCTGAAACCTGGGCGCACCAGCTGCAAGCCGTGATGGAGGAATGCGAAGCGCGGTGGTTGGGTGAGATTCCGCCTCTCGCCGAAGCTAACGTCGGGGATAGCTGGGATCAGGCAAAGTGACAAGTAAGGTTGGCTCCACCCCCGACAACCCAATCAAGCTCAACCAGTATCGAGTGACGATCTGGCCAAAGCATGGGGCCACTGAAAATATCTTTATGGAGGCGCCAGATGTGTACGGCGCACGTACGTACACGCAGCGCGTCTACCCGGAACACACCATCGTCGCCATTAAAAATGTGCTGGACCTATGAGTCGCACTGGCAGACAAATTGTCCTGGAGTGGCTGAATAAGGAGATTCGGATGGCGCGGACTGCTGATTTACAGCGGGCCGCTGCTTTTTTGGAGTGGGCGCGGGGTATCCGAAAGGGCTGCTCCAAGCAGAGGGGTGGGGCTCGGGTGGCCCAGTCCAATGCCTGGAGGAAGCGTGTGGACAGCGATGTGCGCTGGTAGGACTACTGCGACACAGTATGCTACTGTGTAGCAGAGTAGATCGTTAGCCATGCCCCTCAGACACGGGTCGAAGATTTATTGCCAGTTACTTCTGGATGCCAATCGGTACAAATTGGCTGAGACCCTCGCCGATAAACAGGGAAAGAAGGTGACGGCTCTTCTGCGGGAGTATGTATATGGTGCACTTCAACAAGAGATGCCGGAAATTTACAAAATTGCTGAAGAGGCCGACGTTGAGAAATGGAATGAATCTGTTCGGCGACGGGTAGAAGGGCGGCTGCGCTCCAAGCAAGAGAAGAAGCCGCAAGAGTGAAGAGAATCACGAGACTCAGTAATAAGCCGACTGGAACCTAGAAATTCAAAGTAAAATCTCTAGGCTCCTACAGTAGTCCACCGTGACCCGCTACGCAGTCAAAGTCAGCGACCGTTGGGTCATGGCAATCTTCGGACCAGATCAAGGGCTCCAGCTCACCTCGATTGAGGAGGATGCCTCCAGCTGGCCTACGTACGAGCGGGCAGTGCAGGCTGTTCACACCATCCAGCAGTGCACCACCAACCCGATCTCAATTTGTAGCGTTACTGAACCGTCTTACCGATGATGAAAAACGGTGTCCTGCAGTGGCAGGAAGAATTTGAAAAGTCCCAGCGGCTCGGTGAAGGTCGCTCGCGCACCAGTGCAGAGCGGGCACAGCTGTTCGAGCTGCAGATCTGGCTTGCCGGTCAAGGCGCCATGCGGGATTTGATTCGGGCAGAGTCGCTTCAGCAGGCAATCCTGTTTGCCGAAAATCGTTACCCCGGTTGCCGGGTAGACGTTCCCCCGCAGACGGCGAAGAAACCTAAGCTGGCTCGTTCCCGGACTAGCCCCAGCGTGGCGGCTGCCAACCGGAAGAAAACTGCCGACAACAAATGACGCCTCCTCCCAAGCTCAACTTCACCAAGGCCGCAGCAGAAAAAGCGCGGGCTGACTACCTCGACCAGCTGTTCTTCAAGGATGGCCGCGATCAGGTGAGCCATCCCCTGCATGGGACCTATACCGGTCTATACCAGCAGTACACCCTGCAGAAACTACGCTGAGTCGCGGTCTAGACCAAATTGATCGGCCAGGTTGTCGGCGGCTTCGCCGATAGCCCAGGTCGATTTTGTTTTTTCAATCTCGCACAGCGCATTCAGCGCCAGTGCTGCTTCAAGCAGGCCGGTGTAGTCGCCCTCCTCGTATTTCGCACGAAGCCACTTGTCGTTGGCGGCTTGGCGGAATTGAGATTGGAGCGACTGTTCGAGCGGCCTCACATCTACTGCTCCTTCTTCTTCGAGGGGAAGACCACCTGGAGAACCCGGAGAACCAGCTGTACCCAACTGTTGTCCTTGATTGGGAGCATCCCAATAATCTCAGATCCAGCCGCGATTGCGATGGCGACGGCTGCAGCAGTGGTGGGGTCCATGCATAAGTGCAATCTTGTTAAAGACTAAAGCTTCTACAGAGAGTTTTCCAATGCGTAATAGTTTCTACGGCTACCGTCCAGGTAGCGACAGCTGGGTATGGATCATCACATCTGCGGTGGTGAATACTTAAGCAAAAAACAAGCCAAGAAAAAATTTCGCCAAGACATCCTCAGCAGCTGGGACCACTGCTGCGCCTACTGCGGGAATGATCTGGGACGATCCGCAACTCTCGACCACGTGCATCCCAAGATGCGCGGTGGTCATACGTGCCAGTCAAAC